TCTATGGAATGCTTACGCTTTATTATTTTAGACGAATTTGATGAAAAACCACTAAGAGCCTTTAGTAACAAGGCTTCTGCTCTATGGTTTCTTGAGAATAGACCTAATTGTAAGCTAAAAGTCATTCCTAGAGCAAAAACTGTGTTAGATTTGACACAATTTGATGAATGTCTATTTTAAGGAGAGTTATGTATAAAATTAAGAATTGGGAAAAGTTCAATCTCTACAAAGCTAAGAACCCAAGGTATCAAAAAAAGATGACTTGGTTCAAGTTTTATGGTACAGATTATATAAATGATATTGAGATTCATAAGCTATCTTTTGAACAAAAAGCTGTTTTAGTAGAATTATGGTGTTTAGGGTCAGAAAGTGATGGTATTTTACCTGATAATTTTGAGATTGCTTTCAGACTTCATTATCCTGTTGATTTTGTTGATAAAATAGTTAAAGAATTATTTACTAGAGGTTGGCTAGAAAAAGATTATCAATCTGTTAGCATAGAGAAGAGAAGAGAAAGAGAAGAGAAGATATATGTCGTTAAAACGACTGATAGATTTTCTGAGTTTTGGGACTTATATCCTACAACTCGTAAAGTAAATAAGAAAACTTGTTTAGAGAGATGGGCAAATAAAAATCTTGATGCAATAGCAGATGAAGTTATAAGCTATGTTAAGAAAATGAAAGATAGTAAATCATGGAAGGAAGGATTCTCACCTGCTCCATTAACGCTTATTAATCAAGAACGCTGGAATGATGGTGAAGTGCAGCAAGTTCGTAAAGTTTGGGAAGGTGGAATATGAACATTGGCGAAGTCATTGATAAACTCACAGTAACTCAATCAGCAGTTCAAGAATTTTACAATGATGGATATGGTCAAGCTGAGTTCAAAGTAAAGTCAACCGACTTGTTTACAGATGACGTTATAAAATACTTTAACGAAGAGATTAATTCAGGAAAATCTTTAGGTTGGGTAAAAACAGAAGATAGATTTCGTGTCAGAGCTTCGGAATTAACCATACTTACAGGGGTATCAGGACATGGCAAATCCATGTGGCTGTCACAAGTTATATTATCTTTAATGAGACAAAACACAAAATGTTTAATTGCTTCTTTAGAAATGAGACCTGTATTAACTATTGGTCGGATGATAAATCAGACTTTAGGTTCACCAGAGCCCACAGACGATTACATACGCAAGTTTTGTGAACGGGCAAAAGATAAACTGTATGTTTACGACCAAACAGGAACCACTACTTCAGACGATATGATAGCCACTATGTTTTATGGAAAGCACATATTAGGTGTGGAAGTATTTGTGGTTGATTCCTTGATGAAAATGAGTGATATTAGTGAAGAGTCTTTAGAAAAACAAAAACTCTTTGCAGATAGATTGGCTGTAACTGCCAGAGACCTGCAAGTTCAAATTTTTTTAGTGGCACACACAAGAAAAATGAAAGACGAAACAGAAATACCTGACGCAACTAATATCATGGGTTCTAGCCATATTCGGAACCTCTGCGATAATATCATTTGTGTATGGAGAAATCGTTATAAAGAAAAGCTAGTTGAAGAAGGTAAAACTTCAGATGATGAGCTTAAAATAATTCCTGATGCAAAAGTGTTCGTGCAAAAGAATCGCAATGGGCAATGGGAAGGGTCGTTTAACTTTTGGTTTAGTCAAAAAACTTTATGTTATAGAGAAGCACCATGACAATAAACGATTTTATTAAACAATGTAAAAAGTTGTTTGGAGATGATATACAATATAAAGCTGTATCTAAAGATGGACAAGTATTTAAAACGAAAGGATGGAGAGATGATAAAATGGTCACTAACGCAGCAAAATTTACCTCAGCTTATAGAAAAGCTCAAGACTCTTGACTTTACTAAACGCTGGCGTGTAACAGTTACAGATTCAAAACTTAACAGAAGTTTGGAACAAAATGAACGTCTTTGGGAACTGTATACAAGCATTTCAAGACATACAGGTATTGATAAAGACCGTATTCATGAATTAATGGGATATAAATTCTTAAGGTATCAAACAGAAATAGCAGGTATGCCTGTAGAACTTATTAAGTCAACAACAAAATTAACCACAAGCGACATGACTGAATATCAAAATTCAATTGAAGTGTGGGCACAAAGTAATTTAGGTTGGATGTGGGATTATTAACTTTAGGAGAGAGTTATGAATGATTTATTTGAAGTAGCAGAAAAAACAACAGTAATTACTAAAACAACAAAGTTTGACAAGACTGAACGTAATAATTATATATGCAAAATGTATGATATTAGTTTTGATGAAATTGTAGATGAGTTTATGGTAAACTTTGAAACTAATTTTGATTGGAACATAGGATTAATTGTAGGTCAAAGTGGAACAGGCAAAACAACAATAGCAAAAGAAAAGTTTAAAGAGTTTTATTTGTTCAAAGAACATAAATGGGACGAGTCAAAATCAATTGTAGATAACTTTGATACAAGTTTATCTAGTGATAAAATTATTGAGTCATTAACAAAAGTAGGTTTCTCAAGCCCATTAAATTGGTTGAAGCCATATCACTTGTTGTCTAATGGTCAAAAGATGCGTGTAGACTTAGCACGATTGTTACTAGAAAAAAATGAGACAGTTATCTTTGATGAATTTACAAGTGTTGTTGATAGAGATGTTGCAAAAGTAACTTCATTAGCTGTAAGTAACTTTATCAGAAAGAATAACTATAAGTTTATTGCTGTTTCATGTCATAGTGATATAATTGAATGGTTACAACCTGATTGGATATTTGATACTAATGCAAAGAGTTTTAACAGGGGGTTACTTTGGCAAAGACCAAAACTTACATTCGAACTCAGAACAGCGTCAGTTGACGAATGGAAATCATTTGCTAACTATCACTATTTAACACATGATATATTAAGAGGTAGTCATTGTTACGCTTTAGACTATAAGGGATTTCCTATAGCGTTTGCAGCAATTACTCATTTTCCACACCCTAAGTGTTGTAACTTTAAAAAGATACATAGAATGGTAGTATTACCAGACTTTCAAGGCATAGGCATTGGCAAACAATTTTTAAATGCTGTATCTGAGATATACTATAAACAAAACTTTAGAGTATTGCTTACTACAGGAGCTTTAAGTTTTATTAATAGTTTAGGTAGAGAGAAAGATTGGAAACTTACAAGAAAGCTAGGTAAAGTTGGTGAAAGTAAAGGCATTCTTAAAGGTTCAACATCTAAAAATAGAGAGACAGCTAGCTTTGAATATAAAGATTGTCCTAGTAGAACTATGAATCAACCTGTAATTGAAGTTAATAACATTCCTAATCACGACTTATTTTAAACATGAATTATTATGCAAAATAGATTAAATTCATTTATTGAATCAATAGCAAATGTCATTATAGGATTTTTAATTAATTTTATTGCTAATATATATGTACTTCCATTATTTGGATTTAATATTACTATTAGTCAATCAATTCATATTGGTCTTATATTTACATTAATATCTATTATTAGAAGTTATTTGATAAGAAGATGGTTTAATAAAGTTATTATTAAGTTATTTAATTACTAATGAATTATAGAAACTCTAAATTACTTAAACTAGCAGATGGTGCATCATGTATGATGTGTTCTATGCAAGACGGAACAGTTGTTGCTGCACACTCTAATCAACTAAGAGATGGCAAAGGCACAGGAATTAAATCTCATGATTATCGCATAGCGTTTTTATGTCATCAATGTCACCATATGATAGATAATGATAAGTCATTAGACAAACATGATAGAATAGCAGCATGGGAAGAGGCACATAGAAAAACTATAGGATGGTTATTTACTAACGGACATTTAACTGTTAAATGATAAATTTATTGCATGGTGATTGTTTAGATAAACTTAAAACATTAGATGATTGTAGTATAGATTTAACTGTTACTAGCCCACCTTATGATAATTTAAGAACATATAATGGATTTACATTTGACTTTGAAAATATAGCAAAAGAATTATTTAGAGTTACAAAGCAAGGCGGTGTTATTGTATGGGTAGTAGGTGATGCAACAATTAAAGGAAGTGAAAGTGGAACGTCATTTAGACAAGCATTATATTTTAAAGATATAGGGTTTAATTTACATGACACAATGATTTATCAAAAAGGTTCTTTTCCTCCAACATTTCCTAAAACTAAAAGATATCAAAATGCTTTTGAGTATATGTTTGTATTAAGCAAAGGAACACCAAAAACATTTAATGGCATACAAAGAGAAAAAAGCCCTAATTCAATATATACAAGAAAAAGCAAATCATCATTTAGAAAAGCAGATGGTAGTTTTACATACAACGAACAAATAGATACTAGCAAAGCAACAACCATTGAATTAAATGTATGGAAAATTGATTGTGGTTATATGAAGTCTACTAAAGACAAAGAAGCATACAAACATTCAGCTATCTTTCCAGAAAAATTAGCTTATAATCATATTATTACTTGGAGCAATGAAAATGACATAGTTCTTGACCCAATGATGGGAAGTGGTACAACAGGTAAAATAGCTAAACAATTGAAAAGAAACTTTATAGGTATAGAGATTTCAGAAGAGTATATGAATATTGCAACAGAAAGGATAAATAATGGGTAAAGGTTCAGCACCAAGACCTTATAGCGTAGACACAGATACCTTTGAAAGTAACTGGGACAAGATATTCAAAAAGAAAAAGAATAGTGATGACGTATCACCACATACACTTGAATATGAATACGAGCTTAATAAGTCAACAGGTAACGTAGAAAAAAGATTTATAGACGGAACATCTAAACCTAACGAAAGTCAATTTAATGGCAAGTAAATCGCCTACGCAGTTGAGTTTAGCTAAATTACGAGAAGAAGGATATACAGTAGCAGTAGTAGAACATTGGAACGCATTTGCAAGAATAAGACAAGACTTGTTTGGTTTTATAGACTTATTAGCTTTA